GCGGGCCTGCCGCTGGGCCGTCAGCGTTACCAATGTAGTTACGTGCACCTGGCACGCCAGCCTTAGCCTTTGCTACTGCCACGACCAAACTTCATGTCTTTAGAGTTGAAATAGCGCAACGCTGTTGGGCAGACCGCGCCGATCGCAGCTGCTAACAATGCGCCTGGGTCGGTGTTGCCTGTTACTGCTAGCGCGACTACCGCAGCGAGCATTGAGCGACCGTATGAGGCGAGTAGGGCTTTGTCTTTAGGCTTCAACATCTTTGGCTCCTTCTTTTGCTTTTGACTTTAGCCCGTTTGATGCCACTAAACCTGACAACGTGCCGGTCATAAATACGGTCAGGGTTGAGAGTAGGTCTATGAATGCGGAGTCGTTAGGGCTTTGATGGCCGATCGGCTGGGTAACAAACATGAGCGCATAAACAAAGCCGAGCACGGTAATGGCAAACACGCTGGCAAGGATGATGCCGACAACGACTATTAGTCGAGCGTGAAGCTCCTCGGGTTTAAGGCGTGGTCTCATAAATTAAATCTCGCGTGCACGTTCCAGATGGGTTGCAGATCGGTGGTTCGCATTCAGGTTTTTGCCAGTTGTTTGGGTCTTGGCATGGGTAGCGATATGAGCCGTCATAACCGCATCCCGCGCAACCCCACAAGACGACCGCAATTAGCGCGACGTAGCCCAACAGGTAACGCCATTTCATTAAATGAGAGGCGGTTCGGCGTTTACCTGACGCTGGATAAATGCTTCATACTCTTTTGGGGTCATAGGTCTAACCACATCATCAACTTGAATATGCACTTCATCGTGCGGGTACATGGCTATTGCTTCTTCATAAGTCATGTTCTTTCCTAACTATTTGCTAATCCGTAGACGCGAATTGTTCCACCCGTTAACGTTCCGCTAAATGGTATTAAAGTAAATGCTGTGTACGAAGTGGTGTTTGGCAATAAACCGTTGAATGTATAAGCCGCCGAACTTGTCAAATATCTCGAAGTAACTTCAGTTGCTTTGCTTAAAAATGGGGAACTAATTTGCATGTACAAATTCACACCGTTTGTACTGTTCATTGCAGCAACGCGGTCAAAGTTGGTGGCAGTCGTACTTCCATTATTGCTTGCTGTAGTACTCCAAGTATTTCCAACAATTGATGTGTAGTAACCTGAAGTTGTTGCGCCTAGTTGCATTTGCAAAGCATCAGTAGCGGAAGACGCTCCGTTGTTGTAAGTCACTATGTAGCTGTCATAAGTTGCGCTAAACGCGTCACTTACCGCAACGCTTCCAACAGCGCTACCAACAACCTGCGCCTTAACCAAAGTCAAACCAGACGCGCCAACCGTGGCCCACGCGCTTCCCGAATAAACCATTAGCGCAGAAGTTGCTTCAATGTAGGCGTACTGGCCTTGTGCTAAAACTTTTTCGCCAGCGCCACCAAAAGCAGCATCGCGCGTCGTAGTCGTGGCAAATACCGGAATCCCCGTGTTCACCTGCGTCATTTCGGCAGCTGTCAATACTTCCCCAGCAACAAAGGCTGGTACTGCGGTTTGTGCGTTTGCTCCCATAAGTGCTCCTTATCCTAAAACATTTTCTGCGTCGAGTGTGCCATACACCGCGTCATCCAATATCAACTCGTAAACAATCGTGGTTGGCGCGGTGCTGTAAAGCACGCGGTGGCCAGTAGAAAAGTCCAAATAATGCTCAATGCCTTCAACAGACAGCTCTTGCGCCAACTGGGTCGTGCCAGCACCGCTTGGGAACGTTTTTTCTACGCTGATGGTGTCGCCGATGTCAACGGTTGCCAGGGTGTCTTTTTGGGCTGTGGTCAGCATCAGATATTTGGTTGCCACGGATGTGTAGCGCGGTTCAGGCTCTGGGTTAAGCAGATAGGACGCTGCGGTGTCAATCTCTCCCTGCACATGAAGCAGGCTGTTTGTAATGCTTGATGTCTGAATAAAATATGTAGCAATAGAACCTGCATCGGTTGCGGTTGCCGTTTTGCCATCAAGAGCTGTGAGCACCGATCTGTTGATTACAGAGTCAGCCTCAAAACTAATGCCCACACCATCAAACTTGTATCCCGTGCCATCGTCATGAAAATCGGCTAATGGCGCACTTAACGTATTGCCCACACGCGACTGGAACGTCAAGACCCCCGCGCGTGACATGAACAATCTGCCAAATTCCGAGGTGTCGTTAATTTGAGTGAGGTATTGCAGCGCGTTAGTTCCTGCCGGCACGGTGTATGCAGCGTCGTGGCCAAGGTTCACGGTGCCAGTCGCGATGCTTCGAGCGCCTGCTGGGAAGTCAACCTCTGGCAGGTCTAGGACTGTTTCTATGCGTTCGCCTGATGTTTCGGCGGTGACGTTTAGTTCGTTTAGGTAGGTTTGCGCAAGCAAGTAAAACTGGTCAGCGCAATACACGGTCACGGTGTCTAAACCGCCGAGCGCGAAGTTGTAGTCGTAGTTGACGACATAACCGCTGAACAATGATTCGGGCACATTGGTTGAGCTGTAACGGATTAGTCGCACTTCGCGCAATGGGGCAAGTCCTGGCTTTGCTTGTGGGGTGTCCCAATAAGGCGAACTCTGATCAAACGGATTAAAAATCCCTGACACGTCTTGAATGGTAAATGTCATGGTGCCAGCGCTGAACTGATCGCCCACGTCACGGCGACCGCGCCGCACGTTAATACTTACAGTCGAATCCATAACGTCGGCAAACTCGGTCGTGCCGTCAAGCACATATTCGGTGTTATCTAATACACCTTTAAGCGCGTCATCAAGAACAAAAGCGTCAACCTGAAACCCTGTTGCGATCTGTAGGTCATAGTTGCCCGAGTCAACAACTGATACGCCTGGCATCACGCCACCTGTAACTGCAACGGCCCAGCGCTACGCGAGTAAGCGCGCAAAGCGTTAACGACCGACTCACCAATCTCGGCGCTAGTGGCAAGTCCGCCTGTGACGTTAATGGTCACTCCCCCGCCAGTATTTAGGCGGTCTAATGGCACTACGGCTTCTGGGCCTGCCTCACCGATCAGCGCAAGAGTAGGGGAGCTGACAATGCCACCCTCAGCCAAACGTGGAATCTTCTTAGCAACGACAGCCGATGCTGCTTGACCGCCAAGTTGTGGCACAGGAACTGTTGGTGCTTTTGGAATGTCCGGTAGCAACGGGATTGAGTTGTAAGCGCTAATGATTGCGTTAACCGCGCCGATCGCGGCGTTGACCATGCCAGCAAAGAACCCGATCACGGTGTTGACGATTGCGTTGATGCCGTCACGAAACCACTCAAACTTGTTGTATGCAGCGACCAAAGCAACAACCAGCAATGCGATGCCTGCAGCGATCAGGCTAAATGGGTTAAGCGCCATAGCAATGTTGGTGACAACGATTGCAGCTGCGACTGCACCGATGGCGGCTGCGATTGCCAAGAATGCTTTCGGGTTGTCTTGAGCCCACATAGCAAACTTGTTGAGCACAGGTAGCACGGCTTCAAGCACGGGTAGCAAAGCTGCGCCGATTGACTCTTTGGTTTCGCCAATGGAGTTTTTAAGGATGGCCATTTTTCCTGCAGCGGTTTCAGCGTTCTTTGCTGTAGCGCCGCCAAAGGTTCCACCCAGCACGTCCATGACTTCGTTAAGGCTTGCGCCTTCTTTGATCATGGTTGACATCTCTGGGCTTAAAGATCGGAGCGCCTTAAAGTTGCCTTGGTAAGCCTTAGCCAATGCGTCGGCAACGCTGGCAGAATCCATGCCGGTGGCCGTGCTGATGTCCATGACAAGGTTCATGTCGTTCATGGCAATGCCAACATCTTTGGTACCGCGCACAAGTGCTTCTAATGCTTTGCGATACTCGGTGTCAGCAACACCAGACGCTCGACTCATCGCGCTGATTTGTTTCTCTACTTGTGCGGTTTGGTCAGCGCCCGCGCCAGTCACATTCTGCAAAGTAAGCGCTAACGCCGCCTGCTCCTGCTGGTCTTCCATCGCAGCACGTGTGGCATCACCCAAAGCAACAGCCAAACCAGCCAGCGCGGCAGCTGCGGGTACGGCAGCCTTCTTGATCGCAAACTGGGCTTTCTCACCTGTGGTCTCAAGTTGCTTAAATTGCTTGATGGCCTTAGATACGCCCTTGCCGTCAAACTCGCTGATGATCGGGATGTTAATTGCCATTACGCGGTCTCTCTGTTTGCTTCGTCCATGACGCGCTTAACTAATTGACCCATCTCGGACATGACATCATTTTCGCGTTGCACGTACGCTTTCCACATTACTCGCGAACGCTCCCCATAGCGTGCAGTTAGTTGACGACCTAACGCTCCTTCTTTGGACGTGTCAAACATGGTGCCAGTAGCGCCCTGCCATTGAATAAGAAACGTGCCCACGTTGCTCTTGTTTCCGCCGTATTCCTTGATATTTCGAGTGTTGATCTTGGCAGCAATCTTCTGCTTCATGCCAGGCACCCACGGCAACATCTTGAACCCTGACCTAGTTGACCAATTGCGAGCCATACCAGACAGCGGAACGGTGCTAGGGACAAGCCTGTTGGCATCGTCAATAACAGGCTGAACAATCTTTTTATAATCTTTTGTAATTTCACGGCGCAAAGATTTGTCAATCTTGTTAAGAGTCTTCAAGGCTTCTTTAAGCCCGACGACCTCAATCTTTGCCGATACTTCATTCACATCATCTCCGTTTGTTCTGCTCGTTAAGCACTTTAATGACAGTCACTAGATCACGTGCGTCAAACGGAATGTCGTTAGGCCACCAACCGACCCCGACGAGAACCTCTGCTAGTTGGCGGCGG